CGACCTCGAACTTTGTTCTCCAGTGTTCCAATTCTTGTAGTTCTGCAATTTTGGACGGGTTATTCAATCCAAGGGAAAAAGAGACTAAATCATCTCCACGAAATCCCAAGGTATAGAGGTGAATAACTGCCATTTTCTCTAATTCAGAGATTATACTTCTTTGAAGTCTCTTGATTGTTCTGGCAAAACGAACATCCTTCTGAGCTAATGTTGTTTTCTCTTCCTCTGCACCCTCTCCAGATGAAAGGTAGGACTGTGGAACCTTAAGTGCTGCGAAGAGTTTGTCTCTTAAATACTTCACATCGTCGATATCTCCAGTGAAAGTTCCGCCTGGTAGATTTTCAATGCGAGTATTTGTATCTCCTCCTCGGACGGGCAGGAAGTAATCCTCTTCTACTGAGAGGGGGTTATATCTTAAATCCACTCTTCCGGTTGCGGAATCAACTACCTGGTTCCTCTTCATCGACGTAATAACTCTCTGCATATGTTGTTCCACGTCTTGGGGAGCAATGTTCCCAATGTCGATATAAAAAACTCGTCGTTCAGGAGATCGGACAATGCGGTATGCCATCATAGCATCCTCTAACAAAGTCAACTGTCTCCATATTCTTCTTGCCGGTTCTAAAATAGAGGAACCATATGGGGCATGTTTATCATTACCCAAGACTCGAAAGTGGGCAACTTGCCAATTCTCAAAGGTGATGCCTCCTGAATTCCATTGATACTGAACATAATTTGGATTTGTAACATCTTCTCCCTCTAACCTCTCGACTTCTTGAGTGGGGAGTCCTACGACGTTTTTGATACCCTCGTCTTCATCAATCTCCATGTATAGAAAATAGTCTCCGTACTTACACATCGAGCGGCACCACCCATAAAGGTTGAACTCAACGTTGATGACGTTGTGGAACAAGTTATGGAGAATAGTTCTAATTTCCTCATTCTTACATTTAATGTCCAACATTGGTTGAAGGGCTGTTGAGGTGGTCATCTCGTCTGCGTAAATATCCATAGCAGAAGCAATCTCTGGGACATATTCCATTTGATCAAAATCTGTATATCTTTCTGCTCTATTTCTATTGAGCATGTTTTCCGAATAGAATCGGTCCATAGGATTATACACACTCTTCTGGAACTTCATTCCCTGTGCTGACTTAAACTTATATTTGTCTAAATCTCTTCGTCTCTGTTGACGATACATTTGTACTCGTCTATTGACGATTGGTCCAGAGAATAGTTTTGTCAAACCTCTGAACAGGAATGATTGATTATTTTTGGGGTTCTTTGTTTGATCTGCCATTTGTTATCCTTTGTACAACCAAGAGTATTCTGCCTGTTCTCTTATTGCTTTTTCTCTTTCGGTGCCTCTGTCGTGGTCTAGACTTCTATTATACCCAACTTGTCCGGGAATTTTAGTATTTATTTTTGTATTTGCTACGACCATAGCATCTAGGCAAGCTTTGTTGTAATCCTCCGCACGTTTGTTCGCCATAAGGGCAGTATCCCTAACCCAGCAGGCAATCGCAAGAGACATAACGAGGTCATCGTTGTACCCTCTCATTGCTTGGGGTTTGCCGTGAACCCAGACGAAAGTTCTAATTTCGTCCAATACACGATTGGAATACAGGATAAGTAGTTTATTTCTGATGAATTCTTCCAACTTTGCGATGATGAGTGGTCTAGTTTTCATTGATGTGGTGAACCCAGGTACAACATTCGACATAGTTTCGGCAACAAGTGGGTCTACTGACTCATGTGTTGTCTTGTGAGAATAGTATAAATTAGGGTACTGCATTTCGATCATTTTTTCCAGAATGTTATACCCAATGTTGTTGTTCTCCACAACGGTCAAACATTGTCCGTACTCGTTTCCCGTAGAGAATAGAAGTTGAGCAAACATTTCCAGATTTGGTTTTCCCTTGTACTCAGCAACGATCTCCATTGTCTCCAACTTAACAACGTGGAATACTGAATAATCCTTTCCGTCACCCCTTGCAACATCGGCAACGAGGAGGTATTTATTTCCTGGCAAATTCTCTTCCCAGATCCAAAGATTTCTATCAAACCCTGTTCTATGCTTTGGTTCTGTAACATTGGACGTTATCCTCTCAATGTCGTCAGGGTGAATTACTGTCTCACCTGATGCGAGAAACGAGCACTGTAGTTCCTGTGCGATGTCTCTGCGAGACATATTTCTAGTTTCTTTTTCGAACCATTCCTGATCTCTGTCAGGGTGTGTATCCCAATTAAGGGTTGTGTGATAGAAGTCGTTTGCTTGGTTTTCTGAGTCTACGAATGTTTTGTGGAACCAGTTGCCCACACCATTTGGTGTAGAGAGGGCAATACACCTACCACCAGTAGATAGGGTTGGATATAAACCAGTCCACAATTCATCTAGTCCCTCAACGAATGCGGCCTCATCGACGACGAGGAGAGATAGTGCTTCCGAACGACCTGCGTCACCGGATGTTGATGTTGCTTTAATTTGGGAACCATTCGATAGTTCGAAAGAAGTTCTGTTATCTATAGAGATGGTCGAGGTCAACAACCATTCTGGTAGGTTTTTTATGATTTGTTTTACTTTTTTAACAAGATTGGTGGCTGTGCTCAGTTTGGTAGCAATGACCAATACGTTCTTGTCCTTGTGGAACATCATCAGCCAAGCAATATAAGCAGCAGTGACGGTTGAGATACCTAACTGCCTTGCCTTTAGAATTACATTAAATCGATAATCGTTAAAGTCTTTTAGGAGTTGGGTCTGGAAGTCGTATGTCTTGAATGGGATCTGTCCCTGCATGGGGTGCGTTATTCTAGCATATGTGTTGGTAAAATAAACGGGATCTTTGCCTGACTTCAATATCTCTGCAATGATCTCTTTTTTTGTAAGTTGGTAGGACACCTCTACCCCTTTCGGTCTTTACGAATATCCAAGACTGCTTGACGAAGTTCTTTGAGTAATTTTGATGCTTCGGTGGCCGTTTTGCGGAGTCGTGTTCCGGGAGCATCGACACCTCTATCAAACTTCTCGGCATCCTTGGAGGCACCCTCCAGTACTTCAATTATTTCTCTTAATCTCTCTAACAACATTATAATTATTCTCCTCTATCTGCTACTGTTCTAATATAACAATTAAAACAACACTTGAACTTATTCATATAAATGTCATCCTTTGTTGAAAAAGAATAGACATCACAAACGGGACAAACTCTGTTTTCCCTTCTATTAAGTAGTTTTTTTGGCAGTAAAACACCGTCGTGCTCCACCAAATCAGACCTCTTGTCTCTTTCTCTTTCTTTTTTAGCAACTTGTTTTAGTTCTTCAAGGTACTCTTTTTCTTTTTCCGGGGTCCAGTTAGATCGTGGGTTTTGAACTGCCTCGTCACCGTACTTCTCTGCAATGGCTGTTTCATAATGAATTATGTCAATCCCGTTGTCTTTCACTCTTCTTACCTCGCAATTTGGACAGAAGCATAAAAAATGCCCACAGAAAGGAGAATCCCGGAAAGGGTACCACCAACAAACCAAAAAGAAGAGTAGTCTTCACTCGATTCATCAACGATTTTTGTGAGTCTTTCGTTCTCCTTCTCCGAAGATTCGAGAAGGACTTTCGTTTTCGCAAGTTCAAACTCTTTGTCCGAGACTTCCCTGGTCTTCTCCAGTTCGCACTTTGATTCTGCTTTTTGTTTCTCGTGCTCAACCTCAACTTGGCATCTTTCCTCCGCAAATTCTTTCTCTGCTAATATTTTAGCTCCTGTTTTGGAATCAATGAGAACTCCAGTATAGGGTGCTGGTGTTCCTTTATTAATTACTTCTATCTTTGCTTCGGTGGCAAAAGAAGTTGCTGTGAAAAGAAAAATTGTTATAAATGTTATTACTTTCTTCATCAATCCCCAAACTCCTTCTGAAGTTGTCTCGCTATCTCGTCGATGTCTCCCTCCAGATCTGCCTCTCTTTTTTCGATCTTGGTGAGCACCTCCTCTACAGCAGTCTGCTTTTCCAGTTCAATAGATGTCATATCCTCGATGTGTTTGTCTGTTGCTTTTCTTTCCGTTCTTACCTTTTCGTTGGCAGCAACAGAAAGTTTTTCTAAAGACCTCTTGTGTTCTTCACGAGCAGAGGTGATGATGTTCAATAGAGAAGAGATCTTAGAACGATAAACAATGAAAGCACACAGCAACAAAACAAGCACTAAAGGGACATACCAATAGTGCTTTAAAAAT